ACATGGTCTTATCCTTGGACGATGATTGGTTACATCCGCCAATCAGATCGTAAAATGGTGAACCTTGGGCGTATTGACGGTAAGTTGTCTGATTGGAATGGAACAGCAGGAAGTGCTAGTTCTGGTACTGGCACATTCAACTCCTATGGGCAGTTAACACTTGAGCAAGCACTTTGGTTTAGAGATACACAAAAACAAACTGGTGCAACTAACGATCCATCAACATACAACTATTATGCTTTCTACCCAGGACCTCCATCACAAAGTCCTGATCAATATGGTAGATATCCTTGTGCTATAACAGGAACACCAAAGCGTAGAACAGAGGGGGATAAACCTGAACCATATGGTTTTGAGGATGATCCTCTTCCAGATCGATGGGAGACTGATAAAAAACTTAGAAATAAAATATATGATATGATAAAAAGGGGTGAATTGGGTGGATTGAGAAAAAAATTGTTTATGAAATATATGTTTGGTGATGGTAGTGGTGAACCACTTACAGAAAAGGATTTAACTTCGAAAGAAGTAGAGTTGATTAGAAGAAATGTTCAACAGTTGTTGGATAAGGGTGATGGGGTAGTTTCTACTAGAGGTAGTATATTTGATCCTCGACCTCCAATAAAACAGGATATTACGAACGAATTAAGTGATTATACTAAAAGGCAATATGGATTAAAACAAGGTGACCGTCTATATCAAATGAGTTCTTACTTTGATCGGAACAATGGGAAGGGTGAGGACATAAAAAATAATGATGCACAGACACTTTTGGGAAATTTTGTCGCTATTACCGATAGCAATGATAATCTTAAATCGGTGAGAGACGATTTTGATTTTGCATATGGACAGGAAAGAGCAGATAGTGGACTTCCTGGATCACCACTATTGACAAAGAAAAAGGGTGGAGAATCTATTGGTATGGGTCAAGGACTTGAGGGAGGTCTAACTGGTGGAGATGTTGATGGAAGTCCCAATGAACCTTTAATAACAAAATTCGGAAGAGCTGCAGTTAATATTGGTGCGGGTCTTGGAATGGGTAATCCAGTTCCAATTAATATTAATTTTAATAATAGTAAAAAAACTAGAAAAGAGGAAGTATCTCCTCGTAAAAAATTAATTCAAGAAATCAAGAAACCTTACATAGTAAAGGAAGTTAAGCAAGAGAAGTTAAAAGGATATCGCCCTAAAACATATGGTGCTCTTCATGCACAATATGATAAATTAATGGCAAAGGCAGAATGTCCAGCATCATTTAAGCAAATGGATGAAACTGTTTGGACAGCGAAAGATAAGTATTTTAATGCAAGACTTTCACAAGAGAGGAAGAATGAGATACTAGATCATCTTGGTACTGGTGATCATTATTGGGAAATTATTACTGAAACTAATAGAAGGCGTAGTCAAAAAGGATTGAAGGAAAAGTATGGAGACTACACAGTTGTTCGTAAAGAACAAATGGTTGGTGATACTCTATTATTCCTTGTTGATGAAAATGGTAAGAAAGAAACTATGCTTCAATCAGAATATAGTGAAATGATTGCCAGACAAAATGAAGAACATTTGTGGGAACAAGAAACACTTAATGCACCTAATGATCCCCTGATTAAGCGTGTTAGGGGTAAAATAGCAACACAGATTGATTATCCAAATAAACCATCAAAGGCAGGATATCCAAATGACCCACCACCTAAGATGGTGAATGGGTATCACCCAGAGCTTGGTGCTAGACATAATTATTACAATAGACTTGATCCACAAAGTGCTAATGCTATGCCTGCCACAGGTGATCTTAATATTGATAAAAAGGTTTATGCTCAGAAGACTTTAAAATCAGTAAAGCAAGTCTACAAAAAGAATAACAATCGGGAAACCGAATAAATAAGCATGAGACCTTTCGTGCGGTCTCTACGAAAGTCGGAACACCCTATAAAGAGGTTCGGTTATTACCGTTCCTCTTTTTTTCGTTTTGTGATTAAATAATACTGGATGCCTTCGGGGTCCACAAAACACAAACTCGCTTTTAAAGGAGCTACCATAATGACGAACTTAATGAAGTTTCATACTAAAGATCTGCCTGAGCTGATGGACCGTATAAATAGGTATAGTATCGGCATGGATGATTATTTTGATCGTCTCGGAACGCTACACGAGACTCAAACTAATTACCCACCATATAATCTAATTCAAGTTAGCAACGTAGAATCCAGGCTTGAGTTAGCACTCGCAGGATTTAGAAAGGAAGAAGTAAATGTCTACACACAAGACGGTAAACTTTTTGTCGAAGGACAAAAAGAGGATGTTGAAACCGAACGAACTTACCTTCATAGAGGAATGGCTCAGAGAAGTTTCACGAGATCATGGACCCTCAGTGACGAAACGGAAGTTAGATCAGTTACTTTTGAAGATGGGTTACTGACTATTGAACTCGGTAAAATAGTTCCAGAACACCATCAACGTAAAAACTATCTTTAAACAGAAACAATTGAGCATAGACTATAAATAGAGTATATCGTCGCCGTGGACGGAGGGGCAACTGGCCAAATCCAGTTGACGCCCCTCTTTTTTATTGGTATAATGATTAGAGAAATGAACTGATTATGAGTGTAAAATTAGCATTACTGAAATCAGGAGAAGTTCTGATTTCAGATATTAAAGAACTAGTTGACGAAGATAGAGTTGTTGGATATCTCTTCGTCAAACCTAAGAAGGTCGATATTAGTACTCCTATGTTTCTTTCCGAAGAAAATAGTAATGAGTCTTCTATTGAAGTTTCATTATCTTCTTGGTTTTTAATTACAGATGATGAGGAATTTGCTATTCCTAAAGATTGGATTGTTACTGTAATGAATCCAGTTGATCGAGTTCTCAAGATGTATGAAGGACCTAAAAATGATTAAATGTTTACTATTAAAAACTGGCATAACAGTAGTATCTGAAATGCTTGAAGTTGGTGCTGAAGTTGGTGAACCCGATTGTCAACTTATCAATCCATGTGCAATTACTGAGAATGGGCAGTTGCAGAGATGGCCATCCTGTACTGATCAAAAATCTCTTATGATTGGATCTGATAATTTTCTGACAATCGTGGATCCCTCTCAGAATGTTCTTGATCAATATAAGGAGGTTATCGGATGACATATAAAGTATTAAGTATTGATTTGGACTTTATTATGGGTCCTACAATTGAAGTATATTCTAATGCCTTCTTTGATGAAGACCCAATGGTAAGATGGTCACATTTATATAAATTTACTGATTTTACTGAGGGAGTATTTCGTTGTGATCAAGACGCGGTTCTCTACTGTTTTGATAAGTTTACTAAAGCACTCAAAAATTGTTCAAATGTTGGATTTGGATATGAGCATGATGAAATCCTATATCATTTGAGAGATAAAAAAGATATTGATATTATTAATATCGATCATCATGATGATATATTCTGTTACGATTTTAATGATGAAATTCCTGGAGATAATCTGGAACTAGAATGGGAAGCTATGACCAGATTTGGTCGTGTGCATGAAGGAAACTGGGGTGCATGGTTGCACTGGAAAGAGAAGTTGAAGAAGTTTACTTGGATTACTAATGGAAATAGTAAAAACTTAGATAAGAATGAGTTTAATGAAAATCTTCTAGGTCCAAAGTATAATACTTTTACTAGAGATATGTTTGATGAGTGGGACAAGTATGAAAAATTTGATTATATTTTTATATGTCTTTCCCCACAGTACATGCCACAAACACACTGGCATTACTTTACAATGTTTATGATGGCGTATGAAACCTATACTGGCAAAAAGGTGGATGTAAACACCTTTGCTAAGAGAAAGTTCATGCAGGAAAACAAATTTGATCAAGTAACTGATGCGATTCTATACCAACGTCCAAATGGTGGGTGACAACTTTCTCGTTCGGGGTTATGAAGGTGGTCGCCACTTCATGACTCGCGAGAAGTTTTATCCCACTCTTTTTGTCAATTCTAAGAAAAAAACCAAATACAAAACTCTTGAGGGTGAATATGTTGAATCCGTGCAACCTGGAACAGTTAGGGAATGTCGTGAGTTCATCAAAAAATATGATGGTGTAGAGGGTTTCAAGATTTTTGGTAATGAGCGTTTCATCTATCAATATATCTCTGAAAATTATTCGGAAAATGAAATTAAGTTTGATATTGGTAAAGTCAAACTAACAACCATCGATATTGAGGTTGCTTCTGAGAATGGATTCCCTGATGTAGAATCTGCTGCAGAGGAAGTTCTTCTTATCACCATTCAGGACTATAACACCAAGGAAATTATTACTTGGGGGCAGGGTCCTTTTAAACTAAAGCAGGAAAATCATTATTATAAGCAGTTTAATAATGAGTATGATTTGTTGAATGATTTCATCAACTGGTGGATGATGGAGGAAAATACTCCAGAAGTTATTACTGGTTGGAATAGTAAATTGTACGATATTCCATACTTGGTTCGCCGTATGGATAGGATCCTTGGTGAGAAGTTGATGAAGCGTCTTTCACCTTGGGGACTTGTAACTGAGCATGAGATCTTTATTGCTGGTAGGAAACAACTTTCCTACGATATTGGTGGAATCTCACAGTTGGATTATCTTGATCTTTATAAGAAGTTTACTTATAAAGCACAGGAATCTTATCGTTTGGATTATATTGCCAGTGTAGAACTTGGGCAGAAGAAACTAGACCACTCTGAGTTTGATACTTTTAAGGACTTCTACACAAATGGGTGGCAAAAGTTTGTTGAGTACAATATAATTGACGTGGAACTTGTCGACCGAATGGAGGACAAGATGAAACTCATTGAACTTGCTCTTACTATGGCGTATGACG